GAATTCTTTCTTCAGTTTGCTTGATTATGGTATCAAGGCTATTAACAAAAGTAGTTTCAGAACTATCAATATAGTTCTCAATCGCTGTTTTTAATCCACTATAGGTAAAACTCATTACACGGGTCCCGCTGTGGCGATACTGCCACCACCGGTTACATCTCCTGTGGTAGCCGTTCCGGTTGAAGTAAAGCTATATTCATTTGTGTCCACAACCGTTATTGTATACCCACTTGCACTTTCAAGCACGGCTGTCGTAACTCCATCAAAAGTCTTAGTTGATCTAAAACGCACGGTATCTCCTGTGGTCCTATTGTGTTTAAATTCAGTAACATAAATTACCGTATTTGCCCCGGCAGCTCCACTCCTGAATGGATTCAAGGGCAATAAGGCCTGTGCGGGTCCGACCGCGACAAAAGGACCACCGCCCCTTGTACCTACCGTGCCCGTACCTGTAACTGCACTAAAGGTATAGGTATCTGCATCTACCTTGGTTATAGAATAGCCATCGGGATCCTCTAAAGTATCCGTCGTAAAACCATCAAAGGCTTCTGTATTCCTGAAACGTACTTCATCTCCTGTCGATTTACCATGGTCGTCTTGAAACACTTTAATAACTGCACTGCCCTGAGTAGATAAAAGGGGATTGCTGGTCAACATAGATACTGCTGCCGGTTCCGTGCGATCGGGTCTTGGATTTCTAACCGCTTGAGGATCAGTTCCAATGGGGGGAGGATCTAATTGGGGCTGTTTAATATCAAAACATTCCGGACAGGTCATAAAACCGTCCCACTGTTTTTTTAGCTGCTTTAAGCGGTAGCGTTGTCCACACGTATCACAAATTGCCCACGTAAGCTTGCCCGCGGCAAAGGCCATTTATCCCCCCCAAGGTGGTGGGTCTGGTTGCCAAGGTGTTGGTGCTGTGGGAGGTTGCGGAATTGGAGTCCCAGGGCCAATCGGAGTTGGAAAAGGAGTGACTGGCATCGTTGGAGGGCCAATAGGAATACCCCTTGGAGGCCTAGGAAGAACAGGCATTGGAGGTTCTCCTCCTGGACCCCAAGGGATTGGGTCCATCCGGCCTCCTCTTTGATCTGATAAGCTTCGTATTTGAGCCTCAATTTGTCTTAATTGCTCCCTTAACTGTTGTCTTTGAGCCTTCAACCGACGGATTTTATCCATATAACTCTCACCCGGTGGTCTTAGATCTCTTATACGCCCTGGTTCTTGCTCTGCTGGTATTGTTGGTCTGAATGGTATAGGTTCTCCAATCGGCAGGGGCCTAATACGTCTTTCCGTAGGTCTAACAACTGTAGGTTGTTGTAAACCTATACCTGGAGGCGCTACGAGCGCCGGTCCAGGAAAATCAGGAGTCGCACCTGATAATAATTGGGACCAATCAAAATTAGGCATTGTTTGAGTTCTGCCTCTACGTCCTCCGCGAGGGAATAAACTTTCTAAACCGGCTCTACGTATAACCATTTCTTTCTCCTTAAATAACTAATCTCGGCGGTATAAACCTAGAACTTACGGAATCTATGTCTTCAAAGGCCGCTCTATCAAATTCTTCGTCGTATATCTGCTTTAATAACTGTACTCTATCCGGTGCCCGTTTCATAGCCAAATAATAAGCCAGTCCTGCCGTCATACACGGGAGAAACCTAAATACAGCTTCCATATTATTGGTGTAATCCCCGGCATCTTGCATTCTGGTCAACGCATAGTAATAAATTATATCCGTTGAGTTTTCCGGAGTGGGGTATAAATATAATCTAGGTGTTATATGCCGTTCTAAAAAGAACTGACTTGGTTTACTTTCACTAGATTTATTGGGTGTGTATAAAAAATCAGATCGACTGATTCTTGTTAATTGATAATCAATATTATCACGTTGAATAACCGCAGAGGTTATATCAACAATATCCGTACCTAGATCCTCATAATTAGTTCCTTCGGTAACGGTAAAATTACTTTTGGTAATAAGCCATTGATTTAAACCTCGATTGCCCCATTCAGCTATTAACAGGTTTAAGGAACGACGTGCAGTCTCTAAATCATACCCGGTACGAAGTTCAAGACCACAGCGTTCATAAGCTTCTTCTATAAGCTCGTCTACACTAAGATCGAATGAAGTTGTCCCTGATGTGGCCATAAGTTAATAACCACCAGGTTTAGACTTCTTCTTACCTTTTTTAACTACGCCACCTTTGTTATAACTATCGCTTTTACTCCAGTCTATTCCTTCTTGTATGGCGCGTCTTCTACGTGTTAGTCCAGGCATTATTTTCTCCTAAAAATATTTAGTTACTTTTCTGCGACTTTCCATAACCTTTCCGCAGCCCACAGCAATTTTAGTTTTAATTGGTTTCTTGGGGGACGCTTTCGTTGGTTTCTTAGTCATTGCTCCTAGTTGTGCGGTGCTTCGTAATATTTTAAGAATTCACCCCAAACCGTGTATTCATTACCAGCGTCTGCCGTAGAAGGTATAACCAAAAGGACATCACCCGTATAACCGGATGCTTCTGTATTTATCAAACCACCAATATCACTGAAGTTAAAGAAATTGTCATAAGACAAGGTTAAAAAAGTAACGTTTGTCGTTGCATCCCAATCTAGGGAAGCCGGTGCATCAGGGGAACCACTCACGGTGTACCAAATTTTATTTAGTGCAACGTGTGTGCATGAATTACCGTTTGTAATCGATTTTTCAAGTGCAGAAACATCAACTAATGTTGTGCTACTGGCATTTCCATCTGAATATATAGAACAATACGTAACTAATTTTTTATCAAAGTCATACTGAATAGTTGGTCCTGTGACTGAATTAGCCATAAGTTACCTCCTATTAAGCGTCAGCAAATGGTGTTACTAAAGTTCCTGATCCTAATAATTGGGCCGTAACATGATATTTAGCACTCGCCATAGCAGTTACAATAACAATACTACCTACTAATCCGCCTTTCGTTGTACCATTTTGAGTAATAACATCATTAGATGAAGCAGAAATAAAAGTCTTACCGGCTGCACTGTCATCAAGACCAGTGTATGCGCCACCTACAAACTTATCCGTACCATCCGTTAAGATGTCCATGTCTGTGGCTGCTGTCACTACTATAAAAGTAAATTGAGCGCCTAGGTTGCATAGTTGATTGGGATCTGTCTTATCTGTAGGTTCTGTAACCACAATACTGGGTAAAGTAAATTTACCATCGGCATCATTAGTTATTAGTACCCTCCCGGCATGACTAGCTACAGTAATTGTAGTGTCAGCGGTTAAACTTACAACAGAGTTATAGCCTGCATTAATAAACCCAGCAAGGGACCTTACCGGACCTGAAAAAGTTGATTTAGCCATTTTATTCTCCTAACTAAAACTGTTATACCATCTTGGAGTAAGTCTGCCGAGCCAGTTGATATAACAAATTATCTCGGAATGATTTGAGTATAGCAGAAAATTTTTGAAAGTGTCTAGAAACAAGGTGCCGGGTTGAGTAAGAAACCCCCGGCGGGGTTCCATAGTTTTGTACTAGCCTTACGCTCCAGGGCTGCCGAATACACAACGGGGGTCAGACCACCCGAATGAGTATCTCTCGCGAGCCTTGTACCTAACATTACCGGTATCAAAATCAGCTTCCATCGAAGTTCTGATGGGTGAACGGTCAAACATTTTGAATCCGTTCGGAACATCAGTTTTGATGAACCAAGCATCAGTATCCGTCAGATAATGATTAACTGTATAGCCTTCAGGGACCATGCCCATATTGCGTATAGCGTTAATGTCATTATCAGCCGTACTTACTCTACCTGGTGATTCCAATATTCTATCAGTAACGAATTGTAGCTCTTTAGGAATAATTAACTTATTTCCTTGAAGTGCTACTTTTAGTCCACGCTCATCAGTAAATGCCGCTATGTCAATCAATGCTTGTTCCAACGAAGTTTCGCTCAGGTCAGCAGATGTTGAAAGTTCATTACGCAAGTTAGGACCGCCCACAGTTGGGTGGTCAGTTGCACAAAGTTCTTTCGTATCACCGCCTGGGTAACTTGAATTGAACGCACGATTTAACACAGAAGCACCTTTGATTTGCTTGGTATTCGCCATACTTCTTGCAAGCGCTCTTGTATATCTTGCCGATAATCTATCGTACAAGTTATCTTCGACCGCTTCTTCTGTAATACTGAATGCCAGCGCAACAGTTTCATGTGTGTAACGTGACGTGAAAGCCTCTTGGGCTTGGTCAAACGCTACGCCTGCTCCTTCCGACTTAACCGGTGCGGTATCAAAGCCTGTAAGCATTACTTCTTCCTCAAAAGCACGATCACTTGATTCGGTTTCAAAAATTTCTTCTGATTCCCTATCATATCTATCGTACTCAAGGCCGAATAATGCGTTCAAACCTGGAAGTAATTCTTTGACTAATTGGGCTCTCGTAATTGCCATTTATATTACTCCTTATGTACCAGCAACTCCACCGCGCATGTAATGCTCATTAATTAAAACAATTAAGTTTGCATTATCGACAGTGAGATCACCGTTTGAGTCATCTTGGACCACACTCACAATTTTAAGCTGAAGTGCTAATGTAGTGTTAATGGTACTAGAGTCTAGTTCGCGAGTAGCGACGCCAGTAGTTGTACTACCACCTATCCCGTCAGTATCAGCATTTCTGCCTATACATGTCTGGGCCGAAGCACCATCCGCTTGCACAATAAACAATTGGTTAGGATCGTCATAGATATAAGCCTCTATGGCTCCACTTCCAAGTGCCGTTGTGCTGGCCGGATAGTAATTCTTAAAGGTAGGAGTTCCGTCAGTAGCAACATAATAACAATGCGAAAACGCACCGACGACGTTAGCAGAACTAACTGCTGCCGTGTTGATGTAACCGCTTGCGAATATGGTTATATCACCTTGATAGATGCTTGTGCCATATCCAGAAGGATTAATCAAATATGTGTTAACTATCTGAACGGAAGAACCGGCGCTGTTCCCCTTATAGGGGTTTAAGCCAAAGGCTTTATCTACATTTGCCATTCTTTCTCTCTAATTTCCAAGAATTAAAATCAAGAACCCTTATTCAGATGAACCTTGGGTTCCACCAATTGTTACGCGAGATTGTCTCTCAGGTCTACTGATAGACATTGAAGGGTGACTTCCATCTCTCAACATATCGTTATCGACAGCATCCATTTGATTTTGCGTCTTAGACGCAAAAAACGCATTTCTTTCCTGTACGGTTTCGATAGGAATCCTACATAGAATTAACCCACCAACTCCAATTACTCCTTGAAATTTACCTTGTTCAACTATGGGAGATTCAAAATCTGGGTATTCATCTGCTCTCACAGGAACCCAGCCTTCTCTGAGTCGAGCCATGACGTTCTTACGATCGTCTTGTCCTCGAACTTCCAGTCTCACCCACCGATGAACATGTCCTTCAGGAGGTTTTGGTGCATCCAATGCGGATGGTGGTGCCCATGGTTTTCTCGCTACTTTCTTTTCGCGAGTTTGGGCTTCGCGTGGTTCACGACTTTCGTCAATGTTTTTATTTTTAGTTGTCATTGTTGCTCCACGTTATTCAACATATTTCGCGTACTCTTCTAAAGGCACACCCAATTTTTTTGCTATTGCAACCTGTGATGGCGTGAGTCTCACAGTTTTGCGCCCAGACCTAGCACTCC